TGGCCTTGAATTTGGTTTTGCTGTCAAGCTTGCCAAGTTCGGCGAGGGCTGCCTTGAGTCCGTAAATCTCTGTGCTAACTGTGGCGCTCATTTTTGTTTTTTCCTCGACTCGTTGATGATACTAATGCAAGTAGCCAAGTCGGGAATGTCAAATGCTATGTCAGGCGGCCAAAATCCTGTTTCTACCAGCAGTGATGCTAGTGAATATCGGAAGGTGCCGCCTCGGTAGGGTTTGGGCTTTCACTGTCCACAACCTCTAACGAGACTAACTGCTTAATGAAATCGTCAAGCATTAACGGCAAAGGCGAGATGCCTGAAACCTTGGCGGCTTCGTGAGCCATGAAGGCTAAGTCCTCAATGCCGATACCGCTGCTAGATATTTCACTGGCTTTGCGTTTGTATTTGCGTTCCCAATTCACGATGACCATGAGGTTAGTTTTGACTATTACTGGGCCATTGCCCAGGTCTATTTGCAGTGTTAGTTGCATTGTCGGCTGCTTTCTTTTTTAGGTTTTACGCTGGTGGCGTAATGTCTCGAGCGAATGTGCCACCAGTGAAGGTGACTTCAATCATTGACAGTTCACCGTATGAGCCGTTGATTGGCTGAAACGATGCGAGGAATGCATTAGTGACTGTGTACTCAGGGTTGGTTGCTGATTCGGCAGCGCCAGCAGGCGAGATGGTAATCACGGAAGTGCCGGTACCGAGTGCAGCTGTAAGTGCTGCTTCAACAGATGTTGAACCGTAAGAGGCGTAGCACGTCAATGTAACCTCGACCTGTTGAAGGCCCTTTACATAGTAATGGGCAACATCTCCAAAGCTAGTGCTCTCAAGAGCGTCAAAACCCACCGTGATTGCCGCTGCCGAAGTGACCGTTGTGGCATCAAACAAGGTGCCACCAGTAAGGGGCAAAATTGTCACAGTTGGGTTAGTTAAATAAGTGGTGGTGCTGGTGGCCATAATTACTCCTGGTCATTTAGGTGTGTCGGGCCACCGCTGTTGTTTAGATTATTACAGATTTTAGTCTGTCTCGTGTGCATTATAGGTTTTGCGCTTGCATACGAATGGTTAAATCGTATGCAGGGAATTCTTGCCCACCGATAGAAGCCAATGCAGGGTTGCCAGAAACGACGGCCACGTTCTTTCCTAGAAGCCCAGCAGAGATGGCTAGCAAGGGTCTCAGCGTGTCCAAGTTGCCTGGGCCTATACCGATGACCCGCACAGGAAAAATCATTGTGACGATGTGGTCATTCATGGCTGTGAATGATGGGGCGTCTATGAAGCAGCAATTACTGTTCAAGTTTCTTGGGTCAGTGACAACCCGCAAGCCCGTGATGGTTGCCAATGTCGTGGCTAAATCATCTATGGCTTCATTAAATAGGTCTGTGTATGCCATTAGGCCACCGCTGGGCGGTCAATCCCTAGCAGCTGCTTAACCATCGGGGTGAAGGCGTTAGTGGTGATGGCTTGACCCATTGAGTCAAAACTTGCAAATTGGTCAATGCTTCCGCGCTGGCGGTAATACGCACCCGCAAGCATGATGGTGCCCAAGGTGCAATCACCCGATGGGCTGGTCGCTAGCGCGTCAAAGTAACCCGCCTCTTGTCTGCGTCTGTAAGCGACCTGATTACCGGCACTGGTGCATTGTGCCAAGAAGGTGGTTTCATCGGCTGTAGGGCTCGTTAAACCGAGCCACAACTGAACCTGTGCGCTAGTTACCCATGTGCACGTCTGGGTATAAACCAAGGTGCCAGGGGGGATTGCTGCAGAGCGTTCCAAATCACCGTCAGCGTCATAAAACATGACTTGGTTAGGTATCGGGAAATCTGCGTCAAGCAGAATGTCACCTTGGCTGTCTATGCCTCGATAGAGGTATTGAGGCAATGCGTAAACAGTATGTGTGCCGTTTAACTGATGACCCACCCCTGTAATGGTGATGGATTCACCGATAGCAATATCGGTGTTCTCCAGTGTTTGGACAACCGCATAGTCATCCAAACGCTGGTGGAAAATAACACTATAAGTAGCCATGATTGGCTATCGCCTTTCGGACTAACCGATTGCGATGCTTTGAATGAAGCTTGATTTTGCAACAAATGTGGCGAAGTACTGGTGGATACTCAGTGTCCTGCCCAATGTTGATGGGTTTTCGAAGCTCTGCAATTGAGCGCCAGATTCGTAAATTTCGAAGCCTGGTGCGTACACCACAAGCATGGTTTGAGCAGCAAAGTTGTTATCAACAACAACATTCAAGCCGAGCACATTCATGCTGGTGTACTGCAAACCTGAAACATTACCAATTGAGTTGGTGGTCATCATTCCGTTGGCGTTGTAACCAAAGACAGGACGCTTGTCTGCGTCAGTCTGACGGCCCAAATAATCCCAAACATCTGGTGACACGCAAAGATGAGTTGGGAAGAAGTTTGAATCTTCTGCAATCTCACGCGCTGCGTCATACAAAGCTGTGAATAGTCCTTGTGGGTCTCCAGCAGTAATAGTCCATGTCGAACCTGATGCTGTCTTACCAGCGACAAGTGCATCGGCTGCAATGTCGTCAGTCTTAATCATTACTTGACCAGCAAGGTCGTTTAAGACAAGTTGCAATGCTGCAGGGTCTGTGAAGTCAATGTCTTGCTGTGAAAGAGTGACTTGGCCAGCGACAGTTTGTTTAGTAACTGTGTTTGATGCAATCACCATTGTGGTGGCTGATACTGCGTCAAGTTGGTTTGCCTGTACGGCTGCACTGGTGTGAGTGGTGATGGTTGGGCGAATGAACTGACGTGATGGTGTTGCTGGCATCGCGCGAGCCCCAAATGCTGTGACCACAGGACGAACGAAGTTCAAATCTTGGAACAGAGGGCCGAGCACGTTGAGGTTTAAGAGGCCCGGCGTGTCCCCCGTAACAATGTCGCCAGCTGCTGCTTGCAATGCTGTTTGGTTACGGCGCTGTGCTTGCTTGAAGGCATCATTCACTTTGCGGTAGGTGTCTCCACCAATGTGGTAAGCAGCGAGAAGTTCGCTAGCTGATGGAAGGGCAAATTCGCGCTTTGGCTGTGCAAAGAGGGCTGATGCTTCGATTACTTCTGGGGCTGGTGTTTCTGACACTGGGTTCTCCTGTGGCTCTGTGGGTTCTGGCTCGTCGGGTGCCGTTTCTGTATTATTGCTGATTTCCTCATTGGATGTGGGGATACTCGCTGCAACTTCTGTGATGCTAGCACTAGCGCCAAAGGCACCGTGTGAAACTAACGATAATTCTGTCCAAGCTGCTTTTTCAATAAGCATGACGCCATTCTCGTTGTAGCTGAATTCCAACGCATTGATTCCAACACTAACTTGGTCATACACATTCTCTAGGGCGAGCTGTAGCGATTCCTCACCGAGAACGGTCTTGGCTACTCGAGCCTGAAAGAGCATTCCTTCTGGGGTGTCCTCACGGGCAATGACTGTGCCAATTACTTTGTCAGCCGAGTGGCCTACAAAGAGCTTTGGGTTAGGGCCATCAACCGGCAACGCGCCAGGCGACAGCATAATTTCAGTGCCATCACTCACAGTTGCAATGACGTTATAAGGCGCTGCAATTCCGGTAATAGTTCTGCTAGGCGTACCGTCTGGGGCGGCAGCGTCAATGGTTACTGATGTTGCATTAAAGCGAATCATGCTAATTCCTCTTGTGTGTTTTCTTCTGGTAGGTCTGGGCTATCCATTTTGTCGGCCATCTCATTTTCAATGAGGAAGTCGTCAGTGTCAAACTCTACATAAGTACCGCGTGGCAGTACGTTGTTTTGGCTGAGCGTGGCCGCCAAACACTGCGAATATGCTTGCACCCCAAATATGTAAAGGTCAGCACGAGCTTGTTCTGAGCTCTGATATGAATACGCACCAGTTGATACGCCCACCAAATATGGCGGGACGTTAGTAAGCCTGGCGCATTCAAGAGCCTGATAGTTGGCGGCATCTATTAACAGCATTTTGTCTGGGGTTGCTGTGGTTTCGGTGTAACTCAAAAACTCATTGAGCGCTGCAGTTTGGTTAGTTGCTCGAGCTGCGTTAAATGCTGATGCCAGGTCTGCAAGTTCAGAAGCGCTTAATGGTTCGCCACCTGTCTGCTTCAAAACGCCTGCAGGTATTGACGATTCAGCATTGCGGAAACGAGCGGCTTCAAGTTTTAATGCTGTTGCTACGGTCTGCTCTGACATATACACAATGCCCTGAATAGGGCTAAGGAACTGCACCAAATCTTTAGGGTCAATCATGTTGCCTTGGAAGTAAACCTCTTTGGAAGGTGCGAACCATACTGGCCCTGCTTGGTCGGTTGTGGTCACTGAGCCCGCTGGGAGACGCGTAAAACCCGAAGGAAACCCGTCTTGTGTACGGCTGGTGATATACCAAAATGCGCGGCCATAGAAGAACAAGTCGTCGAATGTCCAAGCCATTAGGAAGTTATAAGTAACTGTCGGGTCGGGCTGGCGAAGCCATGCGCGTGGTGCCAGGTATTCCTTTTCCATTTCTTTTTCGGTTTCGTTCCAGCGTTCCGTGTACATTTTCAACGGCATTGAACCA